CCGATGATGACTTGATTTATTCTTTGTTCACAAAAGGTGAACCTTACATCGGCAAGAACGCAGAAGACTTTAAACCTCGCATGATTTGGTCATGCCCAGAGAGAGTCATTGCAAAATTTTCCTATCAATTCAACCAAATTGGAAAAGAGCTCGCCTCGCGTTGGAACCGTGATGGGCCACTGTATTACACAGCCAAGGCCACTCCTGATAGTATCGGATCTTTCATGGTGAAACTCAATGACAATAACTTCCATATTATTGAAAATGATGTTTCCAATTGGGATGGTTCACTCTGTCATGAGATGATCATGCTTGAAAAAGCGTTCCTCGAAAAGTGTGTTCAAGGCATGCCGGAAGAGTTTGAGGTTTTACTCAGTAATTGGGGACGCAATCAAGGGCGTGACCGCACCGGTTTAGCTGTTGATATGCAGCATGGGCGTCGGTCAGGTGATTTATGGACTTCAGTGTTTAATTCTTTTTTGAATGTAATGCTGCACAAGTTCATCTTTGGGCCTGACGTGTGGGTTATGGTCATGGGTGATGACTCTGTTTGCGGTATCAACGACTTTGTGCCAAGCTACTACATCACACAATCATACCTTAAATTAGGGATGAAGTGTGAACCAGTGTATCGTGATACCATCAGCGAGGTTTGTTATTGCTCTGGGCGCATGTGGCCAGTTGAGAATGGATACAAATGGGGAAATTTTCCTTTCAAAGTGTTCTCAAAACTTGGCTTGAATCACCACAACCACAGCCCACAAGCCTTCAAGTCACTGTTGTATGGAACCGCAAGGGGCATGCTCTGCTCAGCAGGGCACGTGCCCATTTTAGGAGCTTTTCTGCGGGCCATTACTGACAGTGCTGAAGAAAGCGGAATCCGCGCCAAGCGTGATAATAGGCATCTCAACCCCTACCGCATTCAAGGTGGCAACGTGACATATCCTTCTGATGTCACGTATTACACTTTCTCCCTCTTGTATGACATCTCACCAATCGTGCTAATGGAAATAGAGGAGTGGATCGAAATCAATGTTCACATTGATAACTTTCCATACTCACTCGATGATCCCGTCTTCATTGAAGGGCTCAAAACAGAGCTCGGATTTGAAGATGTTGGCGATGGCATTAGCGCTCCCGAATATAGAAGCGAGGAGGCGCAAGAGGAGAAGACCAAGCTCACCGACTGCAAGAACATCATGAGCGCATTGCACTCAGCAGCCGTTTTCGGCCGCACTGAGGATACTATGCTTGGGAACATTGTTCCCACTCACACTTTTCTGCACATGTTGTTCACGTTCATGTCATGGTTGTCATTCCCAACAGGTGTTGCACTGCATAAGCGGTACAACCAACTTGTTAGAACATATGGCGGCAACTATGCCAAAATGAGCGCAGCCAGGAAACGCCAGAACAGGCGTAAAACAGGAGGGGGCAAGAAGCGGAACAAACCCGGGTTTTTTCGGCGTGCTGCCGGGGGCTTATTGAAGCTTGGCGGTGGATTAGCTGATGAATTCCTTCCAGGAATGATGGGAAAGGTTCTG